GAAGCAGCAGTTTTCTTAGGTATTACAACATTTCCTTGTAATCCTCTAAGCATTGTTGCTCCAGCTTGCATTACTGAAGATTCGTTTCTTAGTACATCAATAAAGTCATTCCCTCTGTAATCTTCAGCTATTAAAGTTGAATCATCAGATGAGTTGATGTCTCTTTTGCCCCAAGTTCTTAGGACTTCAGCAGGTAGCATGATGCCTTGAGCATCTTTACCATACTGTCTAGCAGCTTCAGCAGAACATTCAAATTCAAATGCTGCATCTTGCTGTGCTCTTCTGTCAGAAGGATTAGCCATAGCTCTAATTGCTTTTACTAGACTAAACTCTCTTACTTCTTCTTTAGTCATGCCGATTTCTGAAGGAGTTTCTAAAGGAGTATTGTTAGAAATATTTTCTAATAATACACCTCTAAATTCTTCAACAGAGATACCATCACTAATTGCTTTGTCAGCTAAATCTCTTTTATTGTGTCTAGCTGCTAAATCTATAATCTCTTTTGAGTTTCTTTTAAATTCAGCTTTAGCTTCATCAATAGTCTGAGTTCTAACTTCATCAAGATTAATATCTTGTTTCTTTTCGTTTTCCATTAGTTTTACCTCAATGTTTTTGTGTTGTTTATCTTTAGAACGACCAACTCCAACAAGTCGACTTTGGTCAGCAGGAACGGACACGCTGGATACTTCCATAGGTGTCCATTGAGCTTTATAGTAAGTCTCATCATTGTCTTGATATCGTTCCAGTTTATCAATTCTGTAGCCAACTGAAATGTTCATTCGTATACCATCAGCCACATCTTCAAATACTTCACGAGCTAAAGCAGATTTTCCAAATCTAACTACAGCAGTTGTCCTCTTCGCTGTCTCATCTAATTTGAATTCTTCAATTACACCAATTTGCTTAGTCATATCATGGTCAAGCAATAATGGTGCTCTGCCTGAATTTATAAACTCCATGTTTATATCATCAGCAGAATGTCCTAGGACTTCCATCCCAAAACTTCGTTCTACAGGTTCTTCACTAGAAACACCTACACGAACTACTCTTTTTTCTTCATCAAGATAAGAATGTTTAGATAAATCAATAGTTCTATATTTCATAGGCATATCAATTACCTTTCTTTCTTCTTCACTTGATTCAGACATAGAGACTTCATCAGTTGTTTCTAATTCTTCACCTTCATGTTCTACATCCTCATGCTTTGCAAATTCAACGATAACTTTATCATCAGTTTCACTCACATTAAGGATATGTCTATCTTCTTTATTCATAGATTTCTCCCTTTCTTTTGTTAATAAAGGATGTTTTTCCAATTCATCAGAATTGAAATCGTTTAAATCCCTAATGGGATTAATCTTTGTTAAAGTGCTGAATTTATGTCCTACTTCAATATCTGTAGGTTCACCACTTCTATAAACTTGTATTAGTGCAGCAGGGTCATCTTCAGTTCCAGTAATAGTTAATTCACTATTAGGAATATTGATTTTTCCATCTCTTTCTATCTTAATTATTTTTCCTCTAGCTCTTCCACCAGCACTATTCCAACTAACAAAATCGCCTAGTTTAAGTGCATCAGGCATAGCTCTATCTTCTTCTTTTTTCATTTGTTCCACCAATCTTTTTGACCAACTAAATCCAGCATCACCACCCCATAATGCCCATGCTATTCTACCATTAGAAGGATAACCTTCTTCGCCTTGTTTAAAACCTTCAGCTTGCTTATCTACTTCATGTCTTGAGAAGAAGCTATACATTCTTTTAACAGTATCATCAGAAAGATTTTCTCCAGCTACTATTTGTCTTGCTCTTACAGCTCCAACTCTAGTCCCACCTCTACCATGTTCTTCACGCCAGTCTAAACCTCTTTGAGCTTCAACTTTCATTCCTTCGTTTGGATTAGGCATCTTCTTCCTCTTCCCCACCTTGTATCTTAGCTTCTACAGGTAATTTCTGACCAAATGGTTGATAGGCTAGTTCAATATCATATTGTTTAGCTAGTTCTATTTCTTTTTGATGTTGTTCAAACAACTCTTCAGTATCTCTACCATAAGAAGCAGAAATATCAGAATAAGTAAGTGTTCCATTTTGTAAACCTATTACATTAGCTTGCATTTCTTTTAATGGGTCAATCCAAGCAAAACTTCTTGGTATGTAATTGACTGACCTTGCAAATTTATCATATTTACCCATAGGTAAATTGATATAACCTGTAGATATAGCCATTTCTAACCATGCCTGAAATACTGGATTTACAAAATGCTCAATTACAAATTGTTGATATATTTGATACATGCTTCTATCTTCTAAAGCACCTTGTCTTATTGAAGAATAATTAACTGAAGTTAAATCATTAGATAGAGAATGATAAGAAATATTTAAACCTGATGCGATACTTCTTAAAACACTAGTTGTAAAAGAATCAAATGCAGATGTTGGGTGAGTAGGGTCAAATGCTTTGAAGTCCATACCTTGAGGCAACTGTTCAAATACACCAGCTTGAGCATTCATTGTTGGATTAAAGGTATCTTCATATTCACCATCACCAACATATCCATCACCATCAGGTGAAGTAAAGAAACCCATTTTAGATGCACCAACTCTAGCTGCAACTATCTCTGCTTCTAAATAACCATTTAACATTTTCACATTAGCCATTGCTGTAGCAACCAAAGAAACACCTCTAGTTTGTTCTGCTCTAGTAGGTAGGTAAGCATGGATAATCTCATCAGCAGGTACTCTAATGTGTTGTGCTTGAGATAAATAAACTCTATCGTATGGATGGTCTTTATATAAATGATAAGCAACTGGTTTGTCATACTTATCTACTTCAACACCCATCTTAATACGATTGCCTGTAGCTTTATAAACATCATTCTTATTTTCATCTAAATGGTCTGCTTCTAAAAACTGTAATTCAAAACCAAAAGGTGAATTAGTATTTTTAATTTTTCTGATTAATACTTCACCATCTCTACATAGAGATTCAACAAATATTTTTTGGCAGTCTAAGAATGATAATCTTCCATTAGTTGTGCAGTTGCCAACTTGACCCCATTCTTTCCAAGCTCTTTCAATTAGCAGGTTAGCTCCAATGTCTAAAGAACCATTATCGTTCCTAGCCTTGGAGCTCACTCTTATGCCATGCTTACCGATAACATTAGATACCATCAGGTTAAGGTATCGTGCTATATAGCTATCGTTTCTTGCAAGTTCTCTAGCTCTATCTCTTAATATTCTTATGTTATCTTTTATTTCAGCATCAGCACTTGTAGAGGTGGTAACAAAATCTGCAAACAGCCTGCCAGTATTAGCTCCTGTATAGCTTCTTCTATATGCTTGTCTTTTCTTTTTCTTAGGCTCATTAACGCCTAATATTCTGTTATACCATGCCATTATGTGTAGCTCTTAGGATTAGAGCCAGTGGTTCTACCAAAGTTTACTTTAATAGTATTTCCTGACCCTCGTTTATTTTTAATTCTTTGTATTTTAACTTCTTTAAGATATTCAGCTTTGTATCTATCTCTAAAAGTTAATAGTTCATCTATAGACATTCTTGATAAAGACCTACCAGCTATAGACATAGATGATTGGTCAATATTTGCCCTGTTCTCAATAACTGCTTCAATACTATCTAAAACAATTTTTGCATGACTTCTAACTGAAGCGGTTGTAGTTGCATAATTATCCTGAACTTCTACAAAACCTTCTTCTAATTTGACTCTTGCAGAATCAGAGCTTCTAGTCATGTAAGAAACCCAGTTGTAATTACCTTTTGTGTATGAAGCAGTGTTGTTTGCTTCAATGATATAGGTATCGTTTGATTCAGTTGCAGTTAATGTGAAATTAGAAGCTGTAGCACCATCAACTAAATTGAACTCATAGGATAATGAATAAGATGCTACTGGATAATCATCTGATAAATCTTCTCTTTTCCATGCCCAAAAGTCTCCTAACTGAAGCTCAGTAGGAACTTGGGGTGGATAATTTGTTGAATCAAATTTGTTGCTCAAGCAAAAACCTCATAAATGTTTTAGATATATCTACATCTAACACTAATGTGCAATAGGCTATTGTCAATATCAAAAAGGGAAAAAATAAAAAAGGCTCAATTAAGAGCCTTTTGTAATTTTGGTGGGATTATGCTGATTTTTTTGTCGCACCTGATAAATTTTTTTCATTAATAAAATCCCATGCTTTTTTTATATCTTCTTTTGCAGAGCTTATATAAATATCTATCATTTGCATTGTTGGTTTTTTTGATGAAATATATGCCTTTCTAATTTGATTGGCATGAAAATTATCTAACTGACCCCAAACAAAAGCTATTTGATTAAAAGTCTTGCCATCTTGAGAATAAAAATCAGAAAATTCAGGTAACTGTTGCACCACACCATTTGGATTGCAGAGATGAAATAATAATTTATGATTTTTATTCATACCCTCATCAGTCTTAGCTTTAGTTTCAACCCATTCATATAAATCAAAAGTTAAATCATTTCTGTAAAGTTTTTTTGCTTGTTTGTAATTCATGTTTGACTCCTTTTTGTTTAACATACTTAGAATTATATATATAAATATATAAATATCTATAGTTTTTATGAAAATAATGAAAATAAATGCAATTATTTCCAAGAAGTAGCGAAATTACCCCTATTTATGCCTTTTTGTGGTCTGTTTTGTGGTTTTTCTCTTGGTTTTGATTCTTGAGTAAGTATCTTGTTCTCAATAGAATCATAGTTAGGATTCAGGATGTAGATAGCAGCAAAGTTATATACTAATGTATCTAATGCTTCATTTCTTGGTCTTACTTGTTTCCAAACTAGAGTTTTTCTTCCTCTAACAAACTTAGTGATTCTTTTCTCTGCTGTAAGTTGCTTAAAGTATTCTTCATCTAAGTCTGAGCAAAAATGCAAAGTAGTATTTTCAGCTTCAGTAGATAATCTAGCAAAGATAGCTTCTTTAGCACTATCAGAACCAACACCATAAAGAACAGCTTTATTCTTTCCTACAAATGTTGGTCTATTAGCTATTGGTTTGCCAGCTTGGGATAAACCTTTAATTGCAAATATTCTTCTAGCTTGTCGTGGTTTAGTAAATTGATAAACCATATTGGTATGATGACCACCTGAGTCAATGGTGCAACATGATATAGGTATTAATCTTTCTGATTCAGTTTTAAATCTTTTCTTTAGATAAGCATCTAGGTCTGACCAAACATTCATAGCATTTGGGTCTCCCCAAAATATCTTATAATCACAAACCCATGCTTCATAGTTTTTACCCCAACCCACTAACTGTAATTCCAATCTATCTTTTTGTGTATCAACACCAGCAGTTAAAACTAAAACATCTTCAGGTATTGTTGTGTAATCATAATTCAATCTGCGTTCTAGTAATGTTTCATATTCAACTGCTTCGCCTTGTTCTTCCCAAGATTCACCAAGAGCAGTATTAATCCAAGTCTTTAACATCTCAGGATTCTTTTTAGCTTCAAGAAATGATTTAGCCATATCTGCCCAAGTAGACCAAACTGAATATAGCTCTGATATATGAAATCCTGCTGTATCTGATTTAGATTCTGATGCTATCCATTCGCCATGTTTTAACATCCACTGTTTTTTAGACTCATCTATAACTGAACCACAGTGTTCGCAAGCATAAGAAGCTGTCTCAGGTTTATCTTCATCCCAAACTACATTCTTCCATTTTAATACTTGTTTCTCTTCACATTCAGGGCATGGTACATGGTAATAGCGTTTATCTGATTCCTCAAAAGCAGTTTCTATTCTTGATAGTCCTTTTATAGTAGGAGTAGAACACATATATATCTTTTTATTCCAAAAGGTAGTTGTTCTTTTAGTTGCAAGTGATATTGGGTCTCCCTCGGCTCCTGCTGACTGTTCATATCTATCAACCTCATCTGCTAATACAATTCTTATTGGTCTTGATGCTAATCCTGATGCAGAATTAGAACCAACTATGTTTAGATTACCACCTGCAAACTTCTTGGATAAAACTGTATTACCACTATCTCTGCTTCTTGGGTCTTTTACACAATCTCTTATCTTCTCTGAATCTCTTATCATAGTTGCAAGTCTATCTTTACTAAATGCTTGAGCCATTTGTAGAGTAGGTTGCATGATTAACATTGGAGCTGGGTCTTGGTCTATGTAGTAACCAATGACATTTAGCAGAATCTCAGTAGCACCAACTTGAGCAGACTTCATAAATACTATTCTTTGAATATCAGGGTCATTAAAAGAATCCATTATCTCTCTTTGATATGGTGCTCTATCAGTTCTCCATGCTCCAGCTTCTGCTGAAGATTCAGGAGATAATCTCCTGTAGTTATCTGACCAGTTACTAATCTTCAGATTGGGTGGTGGAGTCCAAACCTGATTGGTCTCCTGTATCACCTTTTCTATATTTTTGAGGTATTCCATCTTGAGCTAACTCGTTTAGTGCTTCATGCACTTGTTCTTTTATTATTAATTCTGCTTCTGCATACT